ACTCAGGAAGAATGGTAATCATAGATAACGGAGAAGCAAGTGAAGTGCTTGTTGAGCAGATGGAGCTTACCGATTTAGAGGCTTGTAGAGCTACTCACGATGATATTATCGATGCAGTTGCTTACCTTACTTCTATGAATATATTAAGCGGAGATATTGAGCTAAATAATCATTTACAGAGTGAATATGAAGAGATTGAGAGTAGATATGATAAAGATTATGGATTTGCCTTATCAGATTGATACATACACATTCACGGGTCTCTTACTACAATAATGATAAAATATAAAAGATAAAAATATTACAGAGGAGAAGATATGCCTAATATTGAAAGCATAGGTGGAGATACAGAGAGGCTAAATCTATTCAAAGATAACTATACTATGGCTTACTCGGCTAAAGTTGAGGTTATGAACAACATAGATAAGAGTATTGCTGTTTATGAAGCTGTTAAGATGGATGATGGAGCTAATGATAACTCTATGATTATGAAGGATGTTAAGAGAAGTATTGAGGGATTGATACCTAAACTTGTTGAGCCTTTCGTATCTACAGAAAACAGTGTAATGGCTGAACCTACAGAATATGGAAGTGAAGATGGAGCAAGGCTACACGAAGCAGTATTGAACGATGAATTGGATGCTTTGGATAAGCAGGTATTCTTTGAAGATATTGCACGTACTATGGTAATACAAGGGACAGTATGGTTAAAGGCAGGATGGAAGGATATGAGAGCTACTTCATATCTTTGTGAAAATGATGCAGTTTTTCCAGACCCGAGTGCCAAGAAAACAAGTGATTTAAAGTTTATGGTTTACAGAAGAAGAGTAAATAAAATCACGATCAAAGAGAATGAGGGATGGTTTGGTAAAGGCTCATATGAAAAGGTAAAGGATATTACCAACAGTGAAGAAGATTACAGTGCTATTAGAAATATAGAGAGAGAGAATAATGGATATGATGACTCTTTCAACTTTGAACCTGGTGATATTAGAGAGTTGGTAACAGTATATGAATACTATGGTTACGACCCTAAAACAGGAAAACCTATTATCTTCATATGGTGTGATGATTACATATTGAGAGATGAGGCTTCTCCTTTTACTAAACACCCAATCCCTTTTGTAAACAAACAATTTATCAGAGTACCTAATACTTTATGGGGTGGTTCACTTCCTTTGATGATAGATGATTACCAAAAGGTAAGAAGTGATATTATCAATGGTGTATTGGATAATATGGTTAATGCCAACAATGGGCAAAAGTTTATTGTGAAAGGTGCAGTGGATTATGTAAACTTCAAAAGAATGGAGAATGGTGAAAAGATAATCCAAGTAAATAAACTTCCAAAAGACTCTATGGAGGATGGTAGTTACAATCAGATACCTCAATCAACATTCTCTCTTTTAGAGATGATGCAGATAGAGGAAGAGAATATTACAGGAGTAACACGGTTCTCTCAAGGTAATGACCCAAGAGCATTACAATCTACAGCAAGAGGTATCCAATCATTAAGCTCAATGGCTGAACAAAGAACTTTACACGTAACAAGAAGTATATCTGCTTTGGTTAGAGATTTGATGTATATTTGGATGGATTTCAATATGGAGTATCTTCCTGAAGTATCTCAGGTTAAGTTAGCAGACGGTTCTCTTATGCCATTCAGAGTAAGTGAATTATCAACCTCTATGAAGATAGATGTGGTAGTAGGAACTGCCGGAGTTAATGAGAAGAAAGTACAGGATGCTATGGTGCTTCTAAATATCGTTAAAAGCGGATTTAGCAATATACCTAAAGATGCAGTTAATGAGCTTATAGCAACAATAGCTGACGCAAGTAATCTTCCTGCTGTAGCAAGAAAGATAAGACAATCTGCTGAAGAGACCCAAGGTAATGATGATGCTGAAGCTATGATGGCTGAACTGCAAACACAGGCTCAATTAGCAGACATAGCAGAGAAGAACGCTAATGCTGAAGATAAGATGGCTTCTGCTCATAAAAAGATAGTAGATGCTGATTTGGCAGGAGTAAAAGCAAGGACTGAAATCCTATCTGCCATAAACGATACTTTTTAGATATAATTTTATATGTGAGGGTTCCAAAACTATCTACCACAATCATTTTAAGAGGGTATTTTGCCCTCTTATTCTTTCATACATACATTCATACAATAATTACATTTTTTGACATTAGAGCTCCTTTATAGATATAATTCAATACAAGCTAATACCATAGCTTTAATTTTAAACACAAAAAGAGGCAATACTTATGATGCAAAACCAAGCAGAGTATGATTATGTTGAGACCCAAGATGGTGATCTGCATAGTTCAGTAGAAGAAGAAGTAACCTCAGATAATGGAAGTGATGATTTATCTGGTGATGTTAGTAGCAATAATCAAAGTGATGAAATTGAGTTGCTCATAGATGATGAAAACATAATGGGTGATGATGAAAGCAATCACGGTTCTCCTGAAGAGGAAGATGAGAGTGAAGAGAAATCTAAAAAAGAAACTGAAGAAGATGGACCTGAACTTAAATATGACCCTGAAGAGAATTTAGATAAGAAATTTGTTATAAAACATAACGGTAAACTTATCGAAACGGATTTGAAAGAACTTAAAATGTTAGCTCAGAAAGGGATTGATTATTCAGCTAAAACAATGAAACTTTCTGGATATAAAGAGATGATAGATACACTTGAACAATATGGTGTTAAGAGTATCGATGAACTCAATCAACTTATAAAAAATCCTGAATTGGCTGAACAGGGTTTGGAGAAAGTTGAAAGTAATCCGGCTGAGGATATAGCTTCTCAAATATTGGCACAACCAAATGCTGAACAATTTAGAGAAGTAGTAGTAGGTTTACCTGATACTGCCAAAGAGTTGTTATCGAAAGATGCTAACACACTTGGTAGGTTTTATAATGATTTCAGTGTAGGGGTAGCTCAAAAACTTATACCTGAAACTACAAAGATTATGGCATTAAGACCAGAGGTTGATTTTATCAGTGCCTATAAAATGGCAGGAGATAAAATATTGGGAAAAGCAAAGCACGGTTCTCGTAAAAAAGTACAGGAACCTTCAAACAGCTTTAGTGATTTTCACGATGATATTACTGATGACAGTGATTATAAATCGTGGTTAGACAAAATGAATGTGCTTGAATAAGCACTTCTAAATTTTAAAATTAAAGGAAAACAAAATGTCAAGAATGGTTTATACAGATACTCCACAATCAGGTCAAACACAATTACCTGCAAAATTAAGAGAGTTTTACGATCGTAATCTTTTGGAAAATGCAGTTGAAGAACTTCTTATTGATGCTTATGCTTCACAAAAATCTTTACCTAAATTCTATGGTGACGGTGTTCGTTTTTCACGTTATGAAAGACTTCCAAACTTTGATGATACTCCACTTGTAGAGGGTATTGTTCCTGCATCAACTGACCTTGTAAAAACAGACGTTGAAACAGCATCTCAAGATTTTGGACAATTCATTGAGTTTACAGACAAAATTCTTGTTGCTCACGAAGATGGACAAAGACTTGTTAAAACAATGAGTGATGAGTTAGGTAAATCAGCTGGTGAGAGCCAAGAAAACCTATTGTTCAAAGCTATTTCTGGTGGTTCAAATATCATCTATGCTGATGGTTGTACTGATGATACTTGTGTTATCAACAGCAAAGCAAAACTTACAACAACTGATTTAAAAGTTGCTCGTTTGGCACTTCGTAACCAACTTGCTAAGAAATATACTTCAATCATCAAAGGTTCAACAAAAGTTGGAACTCAACCAATCCCTGCAACATATATTATGTTCGCACATCCTGATGTTGTAGCTGACCTTGAAAATCTTGTAGGTTGGAAAGCAGTTGAAACTTATGCAGGAGCTGGTGGAAATACACTTCCTCAAGAAGTTGGTTCAATCGACCAATTCCGTGTAATTGAAACTACACTTGTGCCTATTGATGACTCAGGTTCAGAAAGTGTTTACAAAACATTTGGTTTTGGTATGGACTCATTTGCTCGTGTATCTATTCGTGGTAAAAAAGCTCCTCAATTCATTTTCAAAAATGTAGGTTCAGCAGGTTCAAATGACCCACTTGACCAATTAGGCAGTTCAGGTGTTAAGTTCTCACAAGCTGGTTGTATCTTGAACAATGCTTGGTTAGTGGAGTTACATTCAACTTCTAGCTTCGGTTAAGGAGTAGATTATGAGCGTAAATACTGTAACCGCTGAAGAGCTAAACCAAATGAACACTATGGGTGAGGTGCGTAAAGCACTTCATACAGCAGTAGTTGAAACAAAAGTATTTCAAGGTGATCTTGATACTATCCTTGTAAACAGCAGAGTATGGGTAGAAAGTGCTACAAGCACAAACTTACCATCAGGTGCTACACAAGGATTTCTTTTCACTACTACTACTTCTGTAAATGGTGATACTATGGTTGCTCAGGAATTTGTTGGAACAAATGGTACTGAT